GAAAAGAGGGTCCTACTCTGAGGTGCCCTCAATCCAATTAGTTTAGACGAGTTATTTTAATCCGTCCAACTCCAGAGTCAGTGAGACCGATAGCATCAGCCGCACCTTTACTAAGATCTAGTTCCCTTCCAGGAATGAAAGGACCACGATCTGTTACCCGAACAATGGCACACCTCTGGTAGCAGACTTTTAGTCTTGTACCGAAGGGGAGTGTCTTGTGCGCTGCAGTAAGGGCATGTTGATTATACCGTTCGCCATTCGCGGATAGCGAACCATGGAAACCAGGTCCGTACCAAGAGCTAATGACTGACAGAGTAGTTAGAAGAGGAATCATTGTTTAATAGCGAAGGACTTCATATTGCTTACTCCTTCTAATCAGCCAATACACTCGCAGTATTGACTGATGTACCAATAGGTCAGCAGCCTTTCTTACCGCCGCTGCCTTTACCGCCTTTACCTTTCATTGTTAAATACCAAATTATGCGTACAAGAAGTAACCAGACACATCGTTAGCAGCAAGGCCAGTGGCTGTATTATCAGTCAGACCTTTTGCTGATGTAACACTATAAGTCATTGCAGTGCTAAAGCCAATACCACCTTCGTTTCTAAACGTTGCTGAACCACCTGCTGGAATGTCGATTTCAAACGAAGCAGCGGTGGTGCCTAAAGTCGGCGCAGTAGCATTAAACACTTTGACAGAACGAAGACCAGTTGCACTATTTTGCAAATAGTAACCAATCATTCGACCAGTTGAGGCTTTAATTGTGGCAGCAGCTGGAGTAGCAGGGCTTAACACGCTGACAAATGATGCAGCACCTGTATTTGATGCTCTGTATTGAACTCCAACGTCACCGATTGTATTAGAACCAGCTGGTAGCGCAACTGTAGGTGCTGATCGATTACTATTAAACCTGGCTACACTAATTGAAGTTGCACCTGCAGTTGTTGCCGTACTAAGTCTAAGGCGTAGATATCGGCACAGTGAAGTAGTGACGAATACGCCAGCAGCGGTTATAGTAGTGGTGGAAGAGTTTGCAGGGGTAAGTAACGTTGCGCCTACCCACGTCGTATTATCGTTAGACCATTCAGGAGTAATGACACCAGTAGTGCCTAGCGATGTAACCTGAATCCCAAGTGATTCGCTCCCTGCTGTATCAATATTCAACAGGACGGTGTTAATTGGAATAACACCACTTGCATTATAGTTTAAAAGTGAAGTTGCTGAGGACCAAGACGAAGCTCTGGTTACAGTACTCAGCCTAGGATCATATGGTGAAGCGTCTGCCATTAAAAGATACCAGGAATAAGTTGTCCGGTGGTTAGATAAGCGCCAATACCAGCCACGATACCAAGCATAGCCAGGCGACCGTTGAGAAGTTCAGCGCGTGCATTGAAGAAAGTCATTTTAGAATTGAATGGTGGAGCGTTCAAGTTTATCTGCAATGTCCTGTCGATAAGCAGGATCATTTTCATAGCGTGGATCACTCATTGCACGTACTACTTCAGCTTGTGAGCGGAAGACATCAGCAGTTGTACGAGGTGCAGAGCCAGTCAACAGTTGACCGTCATACCCTTCTGCATCCTTGTAGCGTGCATTCAATGCCTGAGCTGCAAAGAACATAGCAAGAGGGTCTCCACGATCCATCACAGCGTCATACATAGCGATCTCTTGTTCGCTAAGATTCTGTCCAGCCCATTGAATCATTGATTGATACTCTTCAGCACCACCAATAGATCCTTGGATCTGTTCAATATCTTGAGGTGTTGCTTGAGGTGCTGACTGTTGTTGTTGATTGCTAAGGAACATATTAACAACATCAACAGGATTCATTCCTTCTACCTCTTGAACAAGATCCTGACTCCACTCTCCTTTACGGTAGGAATCCATGATCTGATCATAGATATTGGTAACCTCCTCTGGTTGCTCCTCCTCCTGAGGCTGCTCATCATCTTGTGGTTGATCCTCAGTGGACTTATCACCTAGTCGCTTCTGAAGCTCAAGGTAGCCTCGCTCAAGATCCTCTGCACTCTTGTATTTACCTGCAAGAAGCTGCTGCTCATGCTCGGCTAGCTTCTCTCCAATTGCTAGAGATTCTTGTTCATCGGCTGTGAGTTCACCATCAGCCTCATCATACGGATTCAGAGTAATTTCGTTTGCCATTTGCTGTAATAACGGTTAGATTACCCAGACCAACAGTCTGAACGTAATCGGGGGAACGACCGAGAGTAGGAGTACCAATCTTGCTACGCTTCATATAGGGATTAGGCTTAGCTTCCACCCCCTCTTGGGGTGCTTCTACCTCAACCTGGGGTGGGGCTGTTCGCTTGGATCTCTGGGGCTTGGTTGGGGCTTGGTTGTCCATAAAGTTGTTGTGCTACTTGTGGATTCTTTTCAGGATCCATCATCGGAGTGCCAGCTAAGGCTGCTGTTTGCTTAGTTAGCTCAAGGTCCTGCTGTTGCTGCATGTTCTGTTGCTGTTCTTGTTGTACCTCTTGCATTGACTTAACAAGATTCAATACATCAATACCTTGTGCAGCAGCGAGACGTTTGATTGCCTCGTCAATGTTCATGTATGTACCGATTGCCTCAGGACCAAGTGTCTGAGCAATAACAGTAAAGAACTGACCAAGAGACTCCCTGTCTTGTCCACGACCAAGGGCATTAATCCCAGCCACAATGGTAGGACGTACAAGGTCTTTTGGAATCTTGGGGATCTCTGCGTTCTTCTGTAGTACGGAGAGCTTACGGTTCAGATACGGTACTAAAAACTCGACAGTCAACAGAGAGAACAACCCACCTAGTTGCTGCTCTAGTTCCATTTGAGTCATCCGAACTTCTTCGGCTGTGGTGCGCTCACTATCCCTCACATTCAGGATCAGGAATGCTTCACTAAGGCGACGCTCTAAGACACCAGCCATCTCCATTGCTGTTTTGAAGTCAGCAGTCTTACCAACCTGAACAACACTGATGTCATCAGGACGGCCTTGTACGATGGCTCCATTGCCCGCAGAGGCCAGTGTTTGTGGTTTGGTAGTACTAGATGGGGAGACAGTGAAGACCACCTTAGCGGCGACTGCAGAGCCTTCTACGAGGGCTTGCATCAATGCCTCAAGGGAACGTAGGTCTCCGAGGAACTCTTCTACACGACCCCTCCCAAATGGTTCTCCATCAACAACATTGAAGCGGAGTACCAACCAAGGGTTTGCTTCTAATGGAGCTTTACCTTGAGAACCAGGGATTACTTTATCGAATACTTCTTGATGCCAGATGAATCGGTTGTTATCCCGACGCACCCATGTGTAGACATCAACGTCTTCTTCATTGTCTGCACCATCCTCACCAGGAGGATTGACAGGCAGAGCGCTATTGAGAATAGGTTGCAATAGCTTACGGCTAATGCGTTCTTTGGTGACGATCTCTAAGACTTCACCGTTACCATCTCGATCTACGACATACCGATTCAACGGATACAACTTCAAACCCTTAGGTCCCATGTACACAAGGGCATTACCAGCAACAACCAAATGCTTAAGGGCTTGGTGTACTGTTACTCGATCGCTTGAAGCTGCAATGATCTCCATCACAGACCTTTCAAGTTTTGCAAATGAAAGGTCAAGTT